ACCTCTCATCCGGAAAGACCATGACCAAAGACAAGAAAAGACATCAGGTTAAATCCCAATGGTATTATATCTTTTGGGGAACCTGTACAGTAGCAGTATGTGCTGGACAATTATTTGTAGGAAATGGTTTCCGTAGAATGTCGGAAAGTTTTGATAAGGTATTAGATTCTCCTATACAATTAGATTTTGGTATTCCTCGTAGACATCCTATGTTGGCTCCTAGAGAACATTGGCATAGTGAGGAAGAGGACGGATTGTATCATCCAACAGATCCTCCTCAAAGAATATGACCGAAGAAGAATTAGAAAAGGAACGATGGATTGATGATGACTATGCAGTTGTTAGTCAATATTATACTGCACGGAGAATGTATCCTACTATGCCTTTCTATCTTCAAGATGAAAATGGAGAGACGTTTGTATTTGGATTAGATTTAATCTATCAATACCTTGGAAATATTAACCACTATCCTGATTGGTAATGAAAATAACTAAAGAGATTATTGCCGACCTTGAGAAGGCACTTGATACAAGAAAGAAGGATGGAACTCCTATTTGGGAGGATGGGGATGAGATTGAAGTATGTGTTGCAGGGACGTTTGTAGCAGATAAGTTTATAACCATTCTGAATAGGACTAAGAATCCTTTTAAAGGTTCCATAGCACGTAGTAATAATGAAAGACCCTCGTAAGGCATTAAAGACCCCTTTACGCTATCCTGGTGGCAAGTCTCGTGCTTGTATCAAAATGGATCCCTACTTTCCCGATCTCCGGGAGTATGTGGAGTTTAGAGAACCTTTTCTTGGTGGAGGAAGTGTAGCACTTCATGTAACAAAGAAGTATCCTCATTTAAAGATTATAGTTAATGATCTTTATGAACCATTAGTTAATTTTTGGGTAACGTTACAAACCTTTGGAGATGAATTAACAGATAAGTTAAGAGATTATAAATCAACTCATCCAGATCCTCCCACTGCGAAAGAACTTTTTCTCAATTCAAAGGAAGTAATTAATAAGAGTGGTGTAGATAGTATTGAACGGGCCGCAGCATTTTATATTGTTAACAAGTGTTCTTTTAGTGGACTCACGGAGAGTTCTTCATTTTCTAAACAAGCATCTATTTCTAATTTCTCCATGAGAGGTATTGAGAAGTTACGAGGATATTCTGAGATAATTTCTCATTGGCACATCAATCAGTATTCTTATGAATATTGTTTGAGAGAGAATATTCATGATAATCTTTTTATGTATCTAGATCCTCCTTATGATATTAAGGATAATCTTTATGGAAAGAAAGGATCGATGCATTCAAGATTTGATCATGATAAGTTTGCAGTAGATTGTGATAAGCATGACATTCCCATGCTTATCAGTTATAATTCAGATCAGTTGGTCAAAGATAGATTCACGAACTGGAATGCTGCCGAGTTTGCTTTAACTTATACAATGCGTTCGGTTGGTGAATATATGAGAGATCAAAAAGAAAGAAAGGAACTTTTATTGTTTAATTATGGAATTGAAGGATTGGCTTAACTCTATTAATTTTACAAAAGAGAATCTTTTGGAGGATCCTTCTTCTATAAAGGATTATCCTCCTTATATTATTAATCGTTGTTTATCAGGACATCTTGATTGTATAATGTTTGTCAATGAAATGAATAAATACTCATTTCTAGATAAAGATATGCAATATAATTTTTATCTAAATACTCTTAGGAAAAAGAAGAGATTTTCTCCCTGGCTCCGTAAGGAAAAAGTCACGGACCTCGAAATCATTAAACAATACTATGGTTATAGTAACGAAAAAGCATCTAATGCTTTAAAGATATTAACCCCTGAACAAATTAATTACATTAAACAACGACTTGAAATTGGAGGATCCAAATGACTACTACGGTAGAACCGGAAGTAAGATGGTCGCAAGACCAAATGGTGGAGGTTACTCTTAATGAACCAGACGATTTTTTAAAGGTTCGAGAGACTTTAACAAGAATTGGTGTAGCATCAAGAAAGGAAAAGAAACTTTATCAATCATGCCATATCTTGCACAAGCAAGGTAGGTATTTTATTGTTCATTTTAAAGAGCTCTTTGCTCTCGATGGGAAACATGCTAATCTCACACTTAATGATGTACAACGCCGCAACCGTATTGCTCGCTTACTTGCTGATTGGGGACTTATTTCCGTCGTAAAAGCAGAAGCAGTTGTTGACATTGCTCCTTTGAATCAGATTAAAGTTCTCTCTTATAAAGATAAGGGTGACTGGATTCTAGAACAGAAGTATAACATTGGTAAGAAAGGAAAGACCCCAGAAGAAGGATGATTAATTTTATGTATAGTTACACTATTGTGTGCTATTGTTATCGTATTACTTTTATAGTTTAATGGTTAATACTATATTATTAGTTCTTTTAGTGATCGTTAATTACTCAAATTTTTATCTTACTCATATTCAGGGTAGGAAACCGAAAAGATTTAGACGGCAATCATCACCCCACCTTTTAAGGGATCGTGTATAATTAGTAGTGTCGCCTTCGGGGACATCAAAATACAAACTCGCTTAAAAGGAGCTACTATCATGGGTACACTAGCCAGGTATCACGCTGAAAATCTTCCAGCTTTACTGGATAAGATCAGTAAGAACAGCATTGGAATGGACGATTATTTAAATCGTTTCTGGGATCTCGAAACTTCTTCCAACTATCCCCCTTATAATATTGTACAAGTAAATAATGTCGAATCGAGGTTGGAAATCGCGCTTGCCGGCTTCAAGAAAAATGACGTACGCGTCTATACGGAGTTTGGAAAGCTATATGTGGAAGGTAAAAAAGAAGAATCGGAAGATGTTGGAGAATTTGTCCATAAAGGATTGGCCCAGCGGTCTTTCACTAGGGTCTGGACACTCTCAGATGATACCGAAATACGAGGAGTCGGATTCACTGATGGATTACTGGTCATAAAACTAGGAAAAATAGTTCCGGATCATCATGCTCGTAAGGACTATCTCTAAATAGAGATGAGTTCGAGATGGAAGAGGATCTTTACGATCCTCTTTTTTTATGGTAGAATACTTGTAGGTAAATAAAGAACCATGGCAGATCCCTATCCAGCAGTTGGAACTAATTATAGACCACCAATTGAACCCTCAACAACAAATAGAGGACTTACTCTTACTGCTGAACAAGTAGTATCATTGAGAGATATACTTTCTCATATTCCAGATCCAACTAAAGATGTAATAGAACTTTATGATAAGGTAAAGTTATTATGACCATTAAGTTACTGTTGCTTAAATCAGGAGAAGATGTTATTGCGGATATAACTGAGATGACAGCAGGAAAGGAAAAAAGAGTTGTAGGATATTTTTTGAAGAAACCTTGTGTTGTTACTAGTAGGAATCCTGAAGAAACCGATGAAATAGGAAAACATAAAGCAGGGTTAGAGGTTTCTCTTTTTCCATGGCTCCCTCTTGCAAAAGAGGAAACTATACCAATGACTGCTGATTGGTTAATCACTATGGTTGATCCCATAGATAAATTAAAAACTATGTATTTGGAGGATGTAATTGATCATGGCCGACACAATAATAAAGGTGATAGCACTAGCGAATCATCAGTATCTGATAAGTGAGATTGAAGAGGTTGGTTCTGCTGATATAGGAGAACCTGATTGTAAACTTATTAATCCATTTGTGATTAATACAGAGAGTGGTCAAACTATTTTAGAGCCCTTTTTAACAAGTGTCACAAGGGACACCACATTTATGATGGGATCTGATAAGATACTTACGTTGGCAGAACCAGCTCCTACTATACTTGAAAAATACTTAGATCTCCTTAAATGAAATTCTACACCAATGTTCAGTTAATCGGGAATCAATTCCTGGTTCGTGGGGTAGATGGTGGTAAGAGATATGAACATAGGGATGAGTTTTTCCCTACTTTATTTGTCAAATCCAAAGGAAAGGCTAAATATAAAACGTTAAGTGGAGAAAGCGTTGAAGCAATTAATCCAGGAACAGTACGGGATTGTCGTGACTTCTATAAGAAGTACGAAGGTGTCGAGGGGTTTGAGATCTATGGGAATGACCGCTATATTTACCAATACATATCAGAGAAATATCCAGAAGATGAGATCAAGTTTGACATCAGCAAGATTAAACTTGTTACTCTTGATATTGAGGTTGCGTCTGAGCAAGGGTTCCCTGATGTTGAATCGTGCGTGGAAGAGATACTGGCTATCTCAATACAAGACTATACAACTAAGCAGATCATTACTTGGGGAAGTAAACCCTTTAAGAATAATAGGAAGGATGTAACTTATCATTGTTGTGAAACTGAACATGCTCTTTTAAGTTCGTTCATTAATTATTGGATGCAGGATGTCCCAGATGTAATTACTGGGTGGAACATACAATTATATGATATACCTTATATTTGTAAGCGTCTTAATAGAGTACTTGGTGAAAAGTTAATGAAGAGGATGTCTCCTTGGGGACTTTGTAGTGAGAGTGAAATCCATCTCATGGGACGGAAGCACACTACCTTTGATGTGGGTGGTGTATGTCAGTTAGATTATTTGGATCTCTATAAGAAGTTTACTTATAAGGCACAGGAATCATATCGTCTTGATTATATTGCCAGTGTGGAATTAGGTCAGAAGAAGTTAGACCACTCAGAGTTTGATACTTTTAAGGATTTCTATACACAGGGATGGCAGAAATTTATTGAGTATAATATAATTGACGTGGAACTTGTTGACCGTCTGGAAGACAAGATGAAACTCATTGAGTTAGCATTGACTATGGCATATGATGCTAAAGTCAATTACAATGATGTCTTCTATCAGGTGAGGATGTGGGATACGATCATATATAATTACCTCAAGAAAAGGAATATTGTAATTCCACCAAAGAACAGGTCACAAAAAAA